ACCGCTGGTGACTGGAGTTCAGACGTGTGCTCTTCCGATCTAAAGGTACACAAAACACGTAGATTTAACATTTCCCAACGCATTTTTAACACTTGGCAACATAGTTTGGCACGGTTTTTGTTGTGTCGCCTGTACCGTCCCCTTTACTATTCTTTAACACTTTTAACATTTGTCAACACTGCTAAATTTTTGCAAAAGAAGTGTTTCACGTGGAACAGTAAGGCAAATGTTTCATGTGAAACAAAGTGTTAACAACTATTAAATTAATTCTTTCACACTATTTAACACAAATAATTTGGTGGTTTCGCAAATTTGCCGTATCTTTGCACCGTGTTTAAGAAACAATAAGTTTAACAAATTAATTTAGGTAATTATGAACGAAATTTTTAATGAGACTGTTTTTAACTGTATTACAAGTGTTAACGCTTTGATGACTTCGAACGAAGTTGCAAAAGATGATAAGGCGGTTATTAAGTTGAACCGCTTTAAGAAATGGCTTAACGAATTCGCAGCAGCTAACGGGGTGAACGAAGTAAAGTAAATACCCCTTACAGGTAACAAAAGTTTAACGTTAAATATTTTAAGTTATGGCTAAAGGTTTTAGTTTCGCTAGTACTTTTAATAAGACTAGTTTTGACATTGACACAACGGATTTTCCGTATGTGAAATTGGGTGACATTTATAACAACGAGAAAGAGGGCGGTGATGATGTGGTACACCCTATCAACGGTTTGTACGTTCACATTTCAAAGTTGGGCGATTCACCTGTAATTATTGACGCAGAAAGCAAACGCCTTGTCAATTTGCCACAGTTCACAGGTAACACAATTCGTGAAATTTTGGCTAACGAACAAGCGGTTGACGCTATCAAAGCCAATAAGGTAGGTTATACTATTTATGAGTATGAGTCGCACGCTAAAAAGTGTTACGGTATTACCTTTGTAGATAAGTAACATATTGTAGTGTAAAGGGTGATAATTTTACAGGGGTAACAGTAGTTTTATTGTTATCCCTGTTTTCGTTTCATTTAAACTAACAAATAGTATGGCAAATAAAAACCCTATAGGCTTTAGCGTTCGCACGTTTCGGGCAACAAAAAGGGCGCACGTTAAAAAAGAAATTATAAATGCTGTTGAGAGTAGTCCGTCTCTCAGAAAACAAATAGCTAAAGTATTCCAACAGGCAAACAGACGTATACAGAATATTGAAAAAAACAAAGTTGTTTCGCCTGCTGTTGTAGCATTAAATAAAGGTGACGTAAAGGGATTTACAAAATTTTCTATGCTTCACGAATGGAACGATTTAAAAATTGAATATTCAAAGGCTATTGCGTTTTTGCAGCAACCAACGTCAACGGCAACGGGAGCGAAAGAGTATGCAAAACACCTAAAGAAAACTTACAAACTTTCAGATGATGAGTTTTCTTTGATGCAAGAAAAATTAATCGGTAAGATTGCAAGTGTATCAGACCAAAAATTTTTGGAACAATATTTAATGCAATATAAAGACTTTACAGGAGAACTTGAACAGGACGCACGGGACGTGTCCGACCAAATAGAAAGTGACGCTGTAAAGATAGCCGACAATTTACAAAACAGTATCAACAACGTAGGTGAAGTCGCAGAAGAAACCGTGCAAAAGATTTTAGACACTTTTAAAGATTTTGGTTTATAATGAAGAAAATACCCTTTGAACTACATGAAGAAGTTTACACCCCGAAAGATATTGCGAAAGTTTTATCTTTGGCGGTAAACGAAAAAAATTTCACAGGAAACAATAAGGGCAATAAATTCTTAAATGTTCCTGTTTCCTTTGATATTGAAACAACGTCTTTCTACAGGGATGCAGACGGGGAAACCTACAGTTATGAACGTTATATAAAACTAGGTGGTAAAGATACCAAAATGGAAAAATGTAGTTTAATGTACGTTTGGCAATTTGGTGTAAACGGTTATTGCATAATAGGTCGCACTTGGGACGAATTTTTAGAAATGTTGTCTGAGATAGTACGTTTGCTAAACTTAAACCCAAAAAGACGTATTATTATATACGTTCATAACTTGGCTTATGAGTTCCAATTTATAAGGGAGTTGTTGCAATGGGAGAAAGTTTTCTCTATTGATTTGCGCAAACCGATTTACGGAATAACTAAAGACGGTTTAGAATTTAGATGTAGTTATTTGTTATCGGGTTATTCGTTGGCAAAGTTGGGCGAACAGTTACACACTTATAAGTGTTCAAAGTTAGTCGGGGATTTAGACTACAGTCTATTGCGTCACAGTCAAACACCGTTAACGCAAAAAGAAGTCGGTTACTGTTTGAATGATATAAAAGTAGTTATGTGTTACGTACAGGAATTAATTGAACGTTACAGGGGTATAACGAAATTGCCTTTAACTAAGACGGGTTTTGTACGCAAATATTGCCGTTCTGTATGTTTCAAGAAAACAGACGAAGAAACAGGAAAAACAACACCAAACTTTAAGTATTTTGACAAAATACATGATTTAAACATAACAGGTACAGAAGAGTTCGAAATGTTGCAGCGTGCTTTTTCGGGTGGTTTTACACATGCAAATGCAAAGTACACAGACGAAGTAATAGAAAACGTAGATAGTTACGACTTCACAAGTAGTTACCCCTATGTTATGGTTTCCGAAAAGTTCCCGATGAGTACGGGGGTTGTTGTGCCTGTTAAATCAATGAAACAGTTTGATTTTATGACTAGTAAATTTTGTTGTGTCTTTGATATTGAGATAACAAACATTTTTGCTAAATCAGAAAATGAAAACCCTATATCGGTAAGTAAGTGTTTTGTGAAAGAAAACGTTTCTGAGAATAACGGGCGGTTGGTTTGTGCGAGTAAAATCTGTATGACTATAACGGAAATCGATTTTAAAGTATTTTCGCAGTTTTATTCGTGGGAACATGTACGTATCGGCAAAATGGTTTGTTATCGAAAAGAATATTTACCGACTGAGTTCGTGCTATCAATTTTGCACCTATACGAAATGAAAACCAAATTAAAGGGCGTAAAGGGAAAAGAAGTAGAATATTTGAATAGCAAAGAAATGTTGAATAGTTGTTACGGTATGTGCGTTACAAACCCGTTACGTGATGAAATTTTATGTGACGGTGAAACATGGGACGTTGAACACCTAACAGGTATGAAACGGTTAGAAATGCTGAACAAATACAACGACAGTAGAAACAGGTTTCTTTTTTACCCGTGGGGTATATATGTAACGGCTTATGCTAGACGCAACCTATTTACGGGTATTTCTGAATGTGGAGACGATTACATTTATAGTGATACCGATTCGATTAAAATTATGAACGGTGATGCGCACAAAGAGTACTTTAAGCTATATAATGAACTAGCACAAAGAAAATTGCGTGCAGCCTGTAAGTTCCACAAAATACCATTTGAAAAGGTTGAACCCGTCACGATAAAGGGAATAGCGAAACCGCTTGGTGTGTGGGATTACGAAGGACGGTACAGACGTTTTAAGACTTTAGGTGCAAAGCGTTATATGGTTGAAGAAGAAAACGCACTTACCGTTAACGGTGAAAATTACGATTACAGTATGACAGTATCGGGTGTAAACAAAAAATCTGCTATCCCTTATATGTTAGAAACATTTGGGGAAAACGGCATATTTGACGCTTTTACCAATTACTTAGACATACCGCCGACAGCAACAGGTAAGAATATACACACATATATAGATTACGAACAGACAGGCACAATAAAAGATTACTTAGGCACGGTTTCAAGTTACGACACGGTAACGGGTGTACACTTAGAGCCAACGGGGTATACTTTGAGCCTATCAGTACTTTATATAAATTATTTAATGGGTATCAGATTAAAGAAAGAATAATATGAAACAGAAAAAAGAAAAAGTGGAAACACCGAAATTTTACAGTTTAAACCGTATTTTGGCAAAAAACGCAGATTACAATGTAATTTTCGGTGAACGCTCCAACGGTAAGACTTATGCGACTCTGTTGTATGGTATCAAAGAATATTTGAAAACAGGTAAACAAATGGCGTATATCAGGCGTTGGCGTGAAGATTTAAGGGGTAAACGTGCAGAAAGTTTGTTTAGTAATCATGTAGCCAACGGGGTAATACAGGAACTAACAGACGGTAAGTTTAACGAAGTGTTTTACGTATCGGGTAAATGGTTTCTTTCGTCTTATGACCCCGAAACTAAAAAGCGTGTACCCGATAACACCCCATTTTGTTTCGGTTTCTGTTTATCAGAACAGGAACACGAAAAATCTAGCAGTTACCCAAATATAACTACAGTCGTGTTTGATGAGTTCTTAACTAGACGTTATTATTTGCCTGACGAATTTATGTTATATATGAATCTGTTGAGCACAATAATACGACAACGTAATGACGTTAAAGTTTTTATGCTTGGTAACACGGTAAATCAGTTTTGCCCGTACTTTACCGAAATGGGTTTGAAACAGGTTAGAGTAATGGAACAGGGAACTATTGATATTTACCGTTTCGGTGAACATGGTGCAACTGTTGCAGTAGAATACTGTAGTACGATTGTTAAACAAAAAGCTAGTAACAAATATTTCTGTTTCGACAATGAAAATTTGCAGATGATTACAGGCGGTAAATGGGAACTCGCAGTATATCCACATTTGCCTGTAAAATACAAACCGAATGATGTTTTGTTTGTGTTCTATATTCAGTTTAACGAAATGACGTTACAGGGTAACGTTATTCAAGTGGAAGACAACGAAAGAGGGGTTAACAATTTTATATATATTCATAATAAAACGACCCCTATTAAAGATACAGATAATAGTTTGATTTATTCGTTACAGATGAACGGCAAACCAAACTACAAACGAAAGTTACTGAGTACTGCAAGTTATCTTGAGCAACAAATAACAAAGTATTTCGCCACCGATAAGGTATTTTATCAGAATAACGAAATAGGCGAAATTGTGCGCAACTATTTAATGGCAAGTGCTAGAAGCAACATTATTACTTAATATCTGTTAACAGGGGTTAAAAATGTTTCACGTGAAACACTTTTCCCCTGTTTTATTTGGTGATACCAAATAAAAGTATTATCTTTGCATCATAAAATAACAAAGTTAAATTTTGCTATATGGATTTAAACGCTATTGTATCACTAGTTAGTAACGTGGGTTTTCCTGTTGCCGTCTGCATTGGCCTGTTCTTTTATATGGAGAAACAGAATGAACGTCACCAACAGGAAACCGACAAGTTAAACGAAACCGTACAAAGTAACACGAAAGTGTTAACAGAACTTTGTACCTTAATTAAAACACTTGTTAAATAATGGAGAAAGAAAACTTATATAACAGGTATCAAACAGAAGTTAAAAACAAAGATACTGCATTATTCACATTTATGCAACGTACTTTGTGTATGACATCAAAAATGTTTGAGTATACTGGTACACCCGAAACATTACCGCCTATAGAACTTGAAAAGATTTTGCAAACATCGGGAAACGTGGGTATAGCAGAAGTGAACGGTGATTTGTACGCACTACAGGGTTCACGGGGTGGCGAATGTGACGCTTACGGGTACGGCAAAGATTACGTAGTCGCAAACCCTTGGTTACAGTTGAACAAAACCTTTAAAATTGGTTCTGATATTGTCGTTATCAACAACACACCGTTTGCAGATTCAATTTTGCCTGTTATTGGCAAATACGGTGTTCTTTACGTTGACGCAACAATAACGCTTAATATGACCAGTATTCTAACTAGAATTTTAATGCTTATTTCTGCAAGTGATGACAAAACCAAACAAAGTGCAGAAATGTTTCTGCAAAAGGTTTTAAACGGGGATTTCTCAGTAATTGGCGAAAATGCCTTTTTTAAAGGTGTTAACATGCAAACCCCACCAACAAACAGTAACCAACAGATAACGCAACTTATTGAGTTATTGCAGTATTACAAAGCGTCAATGTTTAACGACCTTGGTTTGAACGCAAACTATAACATGAAACGTGAACGTTTGAATACGCAAGAGGTTTCAATGAATATAGACGCTTTAATGCCTTTCGTTGATTCAATGTTAAAGGAACGTGTAGACGGTGTGCAAAAGGTTAACGAAATGTTCGGTACAGAAATTTCTGTAACACTTGGTTCTAGTTGGAAAATCGAACACGAAAACTATTTGTCGTTATTACAGGCAACAGAAGACGGACACGACCACTCCGACACAGAAGACACAGACCCCGTACAGGAAAACGAAACAGAAGAAACAGAAACGGAAACAGAAGAAAAAGAAGAAACAGAAGAAACAGAAACGGAAACAGAAGAAAAAGAAGAAACAGAAGAAACAGAAACGGAAACAGAAGAAAAAGAAGAAACAGAAGAAACAGAAGAAAAAGAAGAAAAAGAAGAAAAAGAAGATGAAAATAAATGAACTTTTCACGGGTGAAAATGGTTTGTTTGAAAAAATCTTTAAACCCCTTTTCCCTGTTTTGTATGATTCAATATTTGAGGCTGATGACCCAAAAATTATAGATATTGATTTTCGGTTCAAATACGGGGATAGAACTCTAGTTAACGCTATTACAAACGAAACTGCAAATGATATTGTAAAAGGTATTATTACGGTGAAGTTTGATGAATGGCAAAAACAGATTCAAGTATTTAAAAAAGAATATGACGTGTTAGACCCTGTTACAGAAAAGACAACGGAAACGGTAAATAACACCGTGGACGAAACAGGGAATAATAACACGGTCGATTCAAGTGTAACATTTAATAATGGAGATTTCGGAAATGATACAAAACAGCAGCGAGATTCCACAGGGAACAGACAAGAAACGGGCACGAAAACAACTGTTAAAAACGGTGTTCCGTCTAGCGTTCTTACTAGCGAAATTATTCAAAAAGAAATGAGTTTACGCAAAACTAATTTCAGAACGCAAGTTATAACAGAACTTGCAAAAGAATTAACAGTAGATATTTATTAATACTTAATTTTTATAAAAATGGAAGTAAAACAGATTTTTGGTTTAGTTAAAACCGTATCGGGTGAAGTATTGGGTAGAACTGATTTGGTACATGAAGACTTAACGGGCTTGGTTGACCTTGGCACGGAAGTGTTTAACCAAAACGCAGTAGATAATTATGTTAAATCACTTGTAAACCATATCGGCAAAGTGGTTTTCGTAAACCGTCCTTACAGTGGTAAAGTTCCATCTGTTCTCATGGACGCTTGGGAGTTCGGCTCAGTATTGGAGAAAATCTCTGCTGACGTTCCAGACGCAGAAGAGAATGACACATGGAACTTACAGGACGGTAAGGAATACAAACAGGACGTTTTCCATAAACCGACTGTTTCCGCTAAGTTCTTCAACTCTAAGGTAACTTTTGAAGTTCCCGTCTCTATCACGGAAAGACAGGTTAAAGAGTCTTTCAGTAGTGCTGAACAAATGAACGGCTTTTTGTCAATGATTTATTCAGCAGTTGACAAGTCGATGACTATCAAGACGGACGCACTTATTATGCGTACTATCTGCAACATGGTAGCCGAAACTTTGGACGCAGATAAAACCGCTTTCGGTTTCGTACCGTCTACACACGAAACAGTCAACTACACGGGTGCTAGTACTGTACGATGTGTAAATCTGTTGAAACTTTACAACGACAAGACGGGTGCACAGTTGACCGCTGCAACCGCTATCACAACACCCGACTTTATCCGTTTTGCGGCATATATCATGGGTTTGTACTCAGACCGTTTGCAGACCATTTCGACCCTGTTTAACGTTGGCGGTAAGGAACGTTTCACACCGAAAGATATTTTGCACACTGTTTTGTTGTCGGATTTCGCTTCTGCTGCAAAAACGTATTTGTATGCCGATACTTACCATAACGACAACGTTTTGTTGCCACAGGCTGAAACGGTTGCAAGTTGGCAAGCAACAGGCAAAGATTACGCCTTTGAGAACACTTCAAAGATTGACGTGAAGAGTGCAAGCGGTGCAAGCGTTTCTATTGGTGGTGTATTGGGTGTTATGTTCGACCGTGACGCTTTGGGTGTAACAAACCTTGATAAGCGAGTAACAACCAACTACAACGCAAAAGCAGAGTTCTTTAACAACTACTTCAAGTTTGATGCTGGTTACTTCAACGACACAAACGAAAACTTTGTTGTGTTCTTTGTTGCCTAAGTTTTGTTGTTTAACTGTTGGGTGTGTTTCCTGTAGTTGATAGCACAGGGGCACACCCTTTTTAAATTTAGTGGTATGCTGATAAAAACTTATAATTATAATGGAGAACCTAACAGGGTTAGCAAAACACTCCAGGAAAACGAAGAGTATACGGGTGTATTAAATTCAACTGTAAACGTATTAGAGCCTGTTATCCGTTTTCGTACACGCAACGTTGTCACGTTTAATTACGTTTATATCGAAAGTTTGAAACGTTATTATTTCGTGTCGGAAATACGACAAGACGGTGATGTTTGCACGGTTTATTTGCGTACTGATGTTTTAATGACGTACAAAGATAAAATCTTAGATTCTACAGGAACGTTAACAAAGGGTGCAACGGTTAACGGGTATGCGTCAAACCGTTCAAATACTTACGATTTGCGCCCTAAACTCAAAAAGCTAGATTTCCCAAACAAAGGGTTATTTAACGATAGTGATAACATTATAATGGTAACTATTAAAGGCAATTAGTTATGAGTATAGCAATAAAGAAATTTAACCTGTACGGTGCAAAGGCTGATTTTAAAATAAAGGGTTTAGACGTTATTTGTACTTTTACGCTAAATACAAATACCGTTTGGAACGGTGAACCGTTTACACTTGAATTCGTAGATAACGATAGCAGTTTTCACAACAAAACCGTAACAGTTGAAACTGTAAAAGATAGTACAGAAGTAATAACAAAAAAGGTTGCGTACAGTTACGCAAGTATAAGTGTTAGCGTTATCGGTTATTCTACAACTTACAACGGTGAACAACTTACTTTAGGCAATTTAGTTAATAAAGTCCCACACAGTACGTTAGAACAAATGTATACGGGTGTAAATAGTGATGACGGAAAAAGCGCCTACAGTAGAATAACGTTAAAAGCCGATGAGGGTTTTAAATTTGTTAACGGTACATTAAAAAACGATATTAATTACGGTTTCGATTATTATTATGATGATAGTGTAGCGCAACAAATTGTTGGTACACCATTAAATAATTTAAATATAGGTTGGGAGTTTACAGGTGAAACGGTTGCAAAAGGAACTGAGATACAAAATAATATAACTGGTAATTGTGAAGAAACACACACTATAAACGGTACAAACGTTTCTATAACTATTACGGGTAATAGTGACGCAGCAAAGTTTGTGGGGGTTTCTGTAGAATATACAGACGTTAACGGGGAAACAAAAACAGTTGTACCCGATTTTACGGGCAACGTTATAAATATCTCTTTAACTGATGTAAAAGAAGGTACAACGGTTATTTTGTCAGGTGCTTACCGTTTGGTATGTAACACGGTTAATTCTATGACAGGTTGCACCGTAACAGGGTTAAAAGATTATTATATAGAAAACGAAACCGTTAGCATAATTGCAACGGCTAGTGGAAAAACTCATTTTGACGCGACAAATTTGCCTTTGGCTAAATGGGAAATGTTTATCGGTGGAACAGAAGAACACGAATTTACTTTGAGTAACAAAGGCAAAACGGCAACGTTAAATTTTACGTTTCCTAACGACAAAGAAAAAGTTAGTGATTCCACATTTACTTTGTTAGGTGGTACAGTTCCCGACACAGAAATAACGGGCTATGGTAGTATTAATGTTTATTTGGTCGACACAAAGACTTTAGAGGATTTTTCAAAAATTCGTTTCACTAAAAAGTTAAATGAGAGTTATGAATATGAATACTATGACATCGGGGACTATGTGAACAGGTTGCACAAAGTTTATGTAAATGTGCCTAACATTTCGCCTACATCTTTAAAGTTGGCTAACTTTGATACAAGTATCGCAACAAATAGTGTAGATGATTCTAAAGTACATGTAGATTTCGGTAACGTACTGTTACCTGTTGTTTCGGGTAATAGCAACGACTTTAACGCTACAATACAATGTTTTATCCCGTTTGTCGGTTTTGTCCCTGTAGATAGTGACTTTATAGGAAAAGAAATAAATCTTAGTTATGATGTAGATTTAGTTACAGGATATTGTGCCTATAACTTATTTTGTGACGGTATCACTATTAATAACGGTACGGCAAATTGTAGCAGTGAAATTATTTACAAAACGTTGGCAAATGACGAAATAAGCACGGTTGGAGACTTGAGCGACCTTAATACGGTTTTAATGGGGCTTGAACCTTTTATTACTATTAAGTACTTCGACCCTTTAAACGTTCCTGTTAACAACACGACAGAACAAAAACGTATCGGGGACGTTACAGGGTTTGCACAATTTGAAAACGTTGACTTATCAACAACTAACAGTATGTTAGTTGATGAATTTAATGAGATTGTTTCACAACTTGAAAACGGTGTTTATCTATAAAATAAAACAGGCGGTAAATATGTTACAGCCTGTTTTTTTTCATTTCTTTTCTAGATTCATTATAATTTGGTTGCGTGGTTTCCCGTTACGATTGCAAACTGAAACGTGATACCAAAAAGACGTTGACCCCTTACGGTGTTCTTTTATAAGTTGGTCAAAACCGCCTGTTTCCCTCAGAACCTTTTCTAAAGTTTCCATATCATTACAAACAATGTCAGCCGCCAAACCTTTTAAGTGTTGACTATTAACCACACCGCCAACGGCTTTGTTTAACATCGAACATCGAAAACCGCTATTTACTAATATAGGTTTACCCAACTTTTCACGTATCTTGTCTAAGTAATCGGCTAAACGGTTTAAGTTGTCGACTACTTCAAATGTAGGCATATTGTCTATACCTAAACGCTTTGCGGTTGCTGAATTGATGAACTCAGACAATGTAAAATACTTAATTCTTTTCATATCATTATTTAGTTGAAACTACAAACCATTTTCTACTCTCTTTATGTGTCGGAAAACGTCCCTTTACAGTTACCGAACTATCACCCTGTAAGTAATCGATTTTGTTATTAAAGAACTCGCTTACTTTGTCAGAACGTACCATATAACACACTTCTTTACTAGCCTGTTTTAATGTGACTTTTAAATAACTATGTTCCATATAATAAATAATTTGTGCCTGTAGCTTTTACACTACAGGCGGTTAAACTTATGCTATTCTTTCACTTGTTTGTATCAACTGCAAAAACGAACTTACATCTTTTCCCAACTTGTTACAAAGTTGCGTAACACAGCACCCATATTCATTAATGTAGTTCAAACTATCTTTTGATTCAAAGATAGTATACACGTCTTTAGTTAACTTTGGCAAACTGTTGTGTTTAATACAGTTAACTTCGTGCTCATACATAACTTTTGCAACATCTGCAAAAACACCTGTAACTACTTGCGTGTTACGTGTTGTTTCACTCTTTACTCTAACACCTTTAACAGATATAACTGTTTCGAACTCAAATGTAATTTTATACCTTGCCATAATTTTGTATTTTAAAGGGTTTAACTTTGTTTCTTAATCACGGTGCAAAGATACGGCTTTTTATCGAAACCGCCAAATTATTTGTGTTAAATAGTGCAAAAATATTAATTTAATAGTTGTTAACACTTTGTTTCACATGAAACATTTGCCTTACTGTTCCACGTGAAACACTTCTTTTGCAAAAATTTAGCAGTGTTGACAAATGTTAAAAGTGTTAAAGAATAGTAAAGGGGACGGTACAGGCGACACAACAAAAACCGTGCCAAACTATGTTGCCAAGTGTTAAAAATGCGTTGGGAAATGTTAAATCTACGTGTTTTGTGTACCTTTAGATCGGAAGAGCACACGTCTGAACTCCAGTCACCAGCGGT